AAAGCCTTCTGATTTGGAACTGGAGTCCACCAACCGGGGCAACGAAGAGCAAATAAGCGTGGCAATGGAAACGCCGCGCCCGCTGGTGACAGGCGAGGCGGCTAACCGTAGCGTGCTTGACCGCCTTACTCAAATGTGGATTTTGTACACCGTTGCCCCTATCGTTGACCGAGTGCTGTACGCCTTCAACCACCACACACTAAAGCCCAATGGCTATTACGTCAAGTCTCACCCGGAAACGCTGACAACACTACAGGAGGAAGAAGTGCAACGGGCCAGCGCCGTGGCCGTGCTGGTATCGGCTGGTGAAACGCTGGGCAACGCCTACGCCATTCTAGGCTATGACTTGCCCGATGATATGGAGCCGCGCCCAACAATGGCAGCGCCGCCGCCTATGCCTACCAGCAACATGCCGCCAACCGACGAGGGCGAAGAGCAAGAGCCGGGCGACGGTGACGACGAAGGCACAAAAAGTGCAGCGTACCAAAGCGAGGCCGCCCGCTTCCGCAGGTGGTACAAAAGGCGGGCATCCTCTGCCGATATAGACGCCTTTAACAGCGACTACCTAACGAAAGCCGACAAGCTCGCCATTGTGGACGAACTAAGCGAAGCCGAAGACCCATCCGCCAAGGCGTTTTACGAGACTCTTGACATGGTGGTGAAGGCGGCAAGCCAACCACCGCCGCAACCCCTGACCATCTCGCCGGTCATCAACATACACGAGCGTGAGGTGACAGTAGAGCCAACGCCCGTCACTATCGAGGGCGGCGAGATACGGCCGTTGGACGCATGAGTTTATTGGGCGCAATGATTCAGCTTGGCGTAGCCAATGGCTACCTGAAGGCGGTGGATATCGAAGACGAACGACAGGCCTTTGCCGTTGACGAACGAGACAGCGCCGAAGAGGAGGCTGCCGCCGCTATTGCCGCTGCCTTGCTACTTATGCGCGAGGCCATTATCACCGAAGGCATGACCGAAGAAGAAGTCCGGCAAGCGCCGCAAAAGATACGCGAAAATGAGGATGAGTTATTGGCGGCGCTGGTGCTGTTGTTAGTTGCCGCATCCGATATTGGCGTGAATGCCAGTGCCGGGCGGCTTGCCGAGAGTGGGCTATTCCAGGACACCGGACAAGCCGCCGTAACCGCGCAATCACGAGCCACCCAGCGAGCGCAAACGGCCGTCAGGCAGATAGTAGACACATTGACCCGCCTGACCCGTGAGGCTATCGAGGCATGGAGCAAAAGCGGGCTGCCGTTATCCAGCCTCATCAAGCGGCTAGACGATGTGGTATTTAGTCGCACACGGGCGGAGATGATAGCCACCACCGAAGGGACAAACGGATTTGCTATTGGCGGGGAGGAGATGGCGCGGCTGTCAGGGGTGCAGATTATGGAGTGGTACACCATGCAAGATGAGAGGGTGTGCAATATTTGCCGCCCCATGAACGGTAAACGCCGCTACATTAACGGCTCCTACTCGCCAGACTTGCCGGTGCAATCGGCTCCGCCAGCCCATCAGCGCTGCCGATGTGGTGAGCGGGAGATCATACCGAGGAGGCCAGCAAATGGCGGGTAGCATCACCATACAGGGGCTGGACAAGGTGAGCCGCAAGCTCCAGCGATTGGAGGCTTTCCAGCAATGGGCGCGGCAACCAATGGAGGATACACAAGCCGCCGTCATCGAAGAGGCGCGCAAAATGCCGCGCAAGTCTGGCACGTTTACCGACAAAGCAACACCGGGCCAAAAGCGGGCATACTGGGCAAAAGTACGCAGCGGCGAGGCAAGGCACGGGGCAAATGGCTACATCCGTTCTGGTAAGCTGGAACGGTCATGGAAAGCGCTATCAGTGGAGAATATGACAAGCGGGCTACGTGGCACGGTGACAAACGATAGCGGTTATGGCGTGTACGTCATGGGGCGATTCCAACAGCCATTCCACACTGACAGCGGCTTTCGTAAAGAGCAGGCGCTTGTCAATGATGTGGACGCTGGGCCGATATGGGCGGCGGCTATCAACCGGGAGCTGAACCGCTAAAATTGACACCTTGCCGCCGTTTGTGCTAGACTAGCGGCAGTTGAATAGCACCGAAAAAGGCAACCGCCAGAGGCTTGACCAGTAAAATCAAGCGGTGGAAGCGAGTAGGAAAGCAAAGGTTTACACCTGAGCTACTACCGTTTCCACCGCTTTTTGTTTTGAGGCAACTTATGAATTATGTAAAAATGCTAGGAGAGACGGACGACACGTACGTCATTGGCGGCTACGGCGTGGTGTACGGCGGCGCTGATTTGGAAGATGAGGCATTCGAGCCGGATACAGATTTTCGGCTCGACCTCGTGCCACGAAAGCCCATTTATTACGACCACACCATGAACAAATTTACCGACGACACATTGCTGGGCTACGCAACGGCCGTCACGCCAGATGACATCGGGCTGTTCGTGGAGGCGGAATTGGCCAAAAGCGAAGCCTACACTGCCGCCGTCATGGAACTCGTGCAAGCCGGGAAAGTCGGCCTTTCGTCTGGCGCAATCGGGCATCTCACCCGGCGCAGCGGCAAGTCAATCAAGACGTGGCCAATTGTTGAATTTAGTTTGACAACTACACCCGCTGAGCCTCGCACTCTTGGGGTGGAGCGTATTAAATCATTGTATCCCGATTTGCTACCGGCAGAGGGCGGCCAGGAAACCGCCGCCGCAACGCAAGAAGGGCGAATTGAAATTGTAAATATGGAGAGAGAAACCATGACCGAACAACTTGAAAACGACAGCGCTATCAAGGCGCTGGAAAGCCAACTTGCGGCAATGAGCCAACAGTTTGGCGAGCTTGTAACATTGATTGAAAGCAACGCGCCTTTGCGTGATGCTGGCTATGTTGCGCCCGACAGTGAGGGCAACGACCGCGCTGGCGTCAAAAGCTTGGGTGACTTTGCCATCGCCATTGCACGCGGCAATACCAAGCGGCTGGCTAGCGTGTACGGCGCAACGAAGGCGCACAACTCGCAGACCGGCGAAAGCTTGGGCTATGCTATCCCTGAAGGGTTCCAAGACGGCTTAAACAAGACCATCAACCTGAACAGCGGCATCGCTCAGTTGATTGACCGGCAACCCGTAGGCCAACCGTCCGGCCGTATGCCTATCCCTGACTTTACCACCGCGCCCACCGCGGGCAGTGGCGACACGGCCGAAGCGGGTGGCGTGGGAACGAATAGCCGCAGTGAAGGCGGAGCCTACACCGAAGAAACCGGCAAAATTGAGCAAATTCGCTGGCAGGTATTCGACGCGCTTTCCGGCTACGTCAAGACCTCCAAGGAATTGGTAGCCTACGCGCCCGCCGTCGAAGCGCTTTTGCGCCGGTACATTGCCACCGCAATGGTGAGCAAGACTGAATTTTATGTTTTGCGTGGCAACGGCGTTGACCAACCCTTGGGCATCTTGAATTGGGGCGGGGCTATCGGCATCACGCCTGACAGCAACAGCGTGTTTGCCGTTGCGGATGCCGACGAAATGTTGAGCCGCTTCCTGCAAGGCGGCACGCAGCCGGTGTGGCTGATTCACCCGTCTATCATCCCCGACATCGCCAGCATGGAACGCGGCACGGGCGCGGGCACATTCCAAGCCAACATTGCCCAATCGCTGGCAACCACGCTGCACGGTTTCCCGATTGTCCGCAGCCAGCACCTGCCGCAAGCCAACAGCAGCGGCTGTGTGATTTTGGCTGACCTGTCCATGTGGACAATGTTCGAGTACGGGGGCATGTACCTGGACTTCAGCGAACACGCCGACTTCCTCAATGGCAATCTGGTGTGGCGCTTTGGTCAACTGATTGACGGCAAGCCGATGCTACCCGGCGCGGTAACGCTGGCAGACCCGCAAGGCAGTTACACCCTCAGCCCGTTCGTTTACTTCAACGACTAATCGCCAAAAGCGATTAAGGAGATTATCCCATGACTATGTTTTATCCCGAATATTCTTTGGTTGGCTCGTCTACCGTTTCGGCGACTGACAACACCACCAAACTGTCCAGTTGGGTATCTATGGCCGGGCACAAGTGGGTGGACTTCATTATCAACACCACCGACGCCGATGCTGACACGACCGTTGACGCCAAACTGCAAAGCGCCGATGATTCCAGCGGTACAAATGCCGCTGACATTAGCGGGCTGGCCATCACCCAATTCACCGCCGCCGCAACCGCAAAGCAGGCTATCCTGCGCGTGCGGGCTGACCAGTTGAACGGTGACGATGACTATGTCGGTTGCACCGTGACGGCCGGTAACGGCACGTCTGGCAGTGTGACAAGCATCATCGCCATCGGCTTTAGCGCTCATTACGAACCGGCAGCAGATGCCGCTACTCTGGTACAGCGCAAGGTGATTTAGTTGCTAGTCTTGCGACCATTTGACACATGGCAGGCTGGTGACACGTTACCGCCTGCTGTGGTCATTGACCAAGAGCAGCGGGGCAACCTTGCCGGATTAATTGCCAATGGCTTTTTGGCGGCAGACCAACCGGAACCAGAGCCGGAGCCGAAAGCCAAAAGCAGAAAACGTAAGACATCATGAGCTATTGCACTGTGCACGAAGTCAAGGCGCATTTGGGCGTCGAGGATGATGCTGATGATTACATCATTGGCGGATTTGTAGCCGCTGCGCAAAGTGCGATTGATAGCAAATGCAATCGCACATTCGAGGCCATTGCCGACACCACCCGTCGCTTCGACGCCGTGCGTGACGTGACAACCACAACCCGTACCCTGTGGCTTGACCATGACCTTTGCCAGATTACCACCGTCACCAATGACGCCGATGGGCTGGCAGAGGTCATACCGTCTACCGGCTACACGACTAGCCCGCGTAACGACGCGCCCTATTTTGCCATCAAGCTAAAAAGCGATTATTCGTGGACGTGGAGCGACGAACCAGAAGACGCCATAGCTATCACCGGGCGGTGGGCTTACAGCGTTACAGCACCGGCGGCAATCAAGACGGCGTGCATCATGCTGGCATCGTTTTATTACAGGCAAAAGGACGTGCCGTTTACCGACGTGACGGCCGTTGAAGCGGGTGTGGTAGTGCGACCGGTAGGTATTCCGGCGGCCATCATGCCCATTCTTACGCCGTACATCAAACTATGACCACTTACGCCACCTTCACCGCCGCCGTTGCTGCGCTCAGTATCGCCGGGCGCAAACGTGCGTACACATCGCCACCCATGCAAATCACCACCGCCGACTTGCCAGCATCTTACCCAAGACTGCCATCAGGCGGGCTAAACCCCGACAGCCTGTCAACGTGTACCAGCAGTGGTAATAGGCGTGTAGTAGATTTGGTAGTAGTGGTAGAGCCGATGGGTCAGGGCACGCAACCGCAGAATTATGCGGCAACATTGGCAATCATTGACGCGGTGGAAAATGCGCTCAGGACAGCCAGCGACGGCGGCACGATTACGCCCTGGCTCGAATGGACATTATCAATAGCGCCGGTAGTAGTGGGGGATACGCCCTATTGGGCAGTGACCGCCACCGTTACCGGCATCGAATAAGGAAATTGAAACATGGCAAAATTCCGTTTGAATCCAGCAAGTGTTTTTACCATCGGGGGCAACGCCATCGCCTGTGTGACCGAGGTGACGATTGATGAAGCCGCCGACGATTACATGAGCAATTGCTCCGGGCAAACTTTCCGGACGCATGTCGACGGCATGGTCAATGTCACCGGCAGCGCGAACTTTGAGATCGAGACTGATGACGTGACCGAGCTGGGCTACATCGAACCGGGCGATAACGGCGCGTTGGTACTGCGACCGGCAGGTATCACGGCTGGCATGATTAACATTGCCAGTACCAACCTGATTGTCCTAAGCCGTAGTGTGACATTCAGCAGCACCGGTCTGGCCACCGGTTCCTTCACTTTCGTTTGCGACGACCTGGCCATCACCGCCATTGCACCATAGGACAACCATGACCACACCAACGCTTAACACCGACATACGCCAGCGACATCTTGAGGCATTCGAGCATGAGTACAATACTGTGGAGACTGTGCGGGGCGCATCAACTCTGGCGGGGGCGGTTGTACGGGCGGCGGCGGCGGCGGGATGGTTTGCCGCGCCGTTGACGCCTGAGGAAATCGCCGACATGAAACCGGCACAAGTGCGGGCATTGGCAACGGCCGTTAATGAGCTTTACGGCAAAGTGACGACCGTCGAAAAAAACTAATCATCGCCGCGTTCCGATTGGGGCGCGGCGATGATGCTACAGCACCGGCAGAGCTACAAGCGGCATGGATGGCGACAAGGTGGGGCACATTGCCAGAGGCAGGCGGCACGCTTGACCAACCGGCGGGGCTGCTAAAGAAGATGGCCTTGTTGGAAAACGTATACAATG